AACTTTTTGATATTTACCATGTTGATATGAGTTTGTGTATGAAACGCTTGTCCAACCTGCCGCTACAACAGGTGTCCATGAACCCTCTTCATAGTCGTCAAGCGCATTTGCTTGTGCGGTATCCCCATTAAATGTTAAACCTCCACCTGACAAAATTCTCATGCGTTCTGTAAGCGCACCTGATTCTGGCTTAGTAGAAAATGTTAAATCAGCACCTGCATCGTCACCTGCATTACTATCACTTGTCACACACTTTGCTAAAATTGCCGCACCAACACGACCTGTGGCGGCTGCTGCGCCGCTATTAGCTGTATTACCAAACACTATACTGGCAATGCCAGACCCATTCGTATTTTGTTCATTGTTTAAATGAAGCAAGCCTCCGTATGTGCCATTACCTTTAGCTTCAATTACAGGATTAGCGTCTGCTGTCCAATCAACTGCGATGCTAGTTCTTGATGCTGTGTTTTGTAGAATGTCTCCTTGAGAGGTTAACAACATTGTTTCGTTAGGTGCGCCTGAACCAACAGAAGGATTGGTCTTGAAACCAATAGCACCTGTTGTGCTGGATGGCATCCTAAAATCTATTCTTGCACTTACATTATTTACAGTGTTGCCAGACGTATCAGTTGTTGAAATAATACCACCATATTGAGTTGTGTCAGCCCCGCTAAATAAAAGAGCAGGAAAATCACTACCAGCCGTAGACTGAAGTGCAAGTTTCGCATCCCAATCACCTGCACGAGTAACACTTGGTGTTATAGCAACACCTGCATCTGTTACGGTTGTTGTGCCAACCCCCACTTTGTTTTCAGAGGCATCAACAAATAGTGTGTTAGTATCGACAGTTAAATCACCAGTAGCTGTTACATCTTTTGTAGAGATGTCTCCAACTTCCAGTTCTGGCTTTGGACCATCGCCAATATAACCCATTAGGTAATCTCCAATATAGACAACGCAACATCACCAGAGGATGCTGTGTTTGTTGTTACCTTCAATACGTCTGATGCTTCCATAACAACCTTTTGGTCGCCGCCCACAACAACCAAGGCACTGCCAACTGGTACAGGAGCCGCTTTAACTAGATATATATTATCGCCATCATTGTTCTCTAACTGCACATCAACAGTAATCTGCGATGCAACAATGTTGGCAACAGATAGTCCTATGATTGTGGTTTGTGTCGAGCTAGGGCAGGTATAGATAGTAGCAGCACTTGTGCCTACAGCGGTATCCGTCTTGATCTTGAATGTATTTGCCATGTTTTTGTCATCCCAAAGCTATAGCAAGCGCAACTGCTGTCCCTGCCTCATCTACATTGAGTGTTGTTCTAGCCGCTGACGCATCTGCATCGTCTATCAAAGATCTACCATAAGCAGATAGATCTGTCACATCTGCGACTGAAGCACCATTAAAAAATGGCAGTTTGTTTGCCGCACTGGTCTGATCAGAATCTAACACCATCACTTTTTGTGCTGGCATTGTGCAGAACAATGTCTTTGTTCCAGCCGACCAGTTTACGGCAGAGTCACTGTTGCTGGATTGTAAAATGGATGTCCGAGCAAGGGTTGTGCCGGAAGAGGTATATGTGCCAACACCAACCTCAAAATTACCCGCACCGTCAGTACAGGCGTAATATGTTGTATTACCATCACCGATAGAGCCGAATGTCTCAAAACCAGTTACCGCACCAGCAAGAGTGTATGTTCCCGTGCCTGTGGTTGTGCTGGTTTCTTTGACTCTATCAGCAATAATCAGAGCCATTACTTCAACTCAATGCTGAGATTGGTAGCGTTGATTCTAAAAATGTCACCGCTTGCGATTTGTCTGCTTGAGTCTAACGCACCAACAAAAAGAATGTTTCCGCTGGACGAAGCATCCGCTAAGAACACATGTGTTATGGTTTGTGTTGTGCCGCCCGAAGCGGGAAACTCTACATTGTTCGTGTTGTTAACTGTCTGTGCATCAGTGGATGAGGACGCTAGCGTCCAATTCGCTGCTGTAACCTGCTGTCTAGCATAGTTCGTGAAACTCGCTTCAGTTACACTGCCAGCTTCTGCGTCAGAAACAGCGGTGGCAAGTCCGACATATATACTGTCGCCCGGTGTAGAAAAACTACCTGCGTTATTTTTAAAAATAAGGCTGAGAAGTTTGTTCTCTAAATATGTAGTAGCCGCATTTGTAGTTGCCATATCTATGTTCTCCTAGTATCTGGTAGACCACGACGGTAAGCGTCTGTGTTTTCTCTTGCCTCACCAAGATCTTTAAGTCTACTTAATTGCTCTGTAAAACGAGTATTATACAGTTGTAGCATATCCGCTTCACCTTTCATATAGTTATAAGCCTCGTAAACTGCTCCATACAACAAGGCATACGGAGCATTTGTACTGAGCCATGTCGTGCCGCTGTCCGCGCCCGCAGTGAGACTAGCGGGCTGATAATAGTAGTGAAGCTCGACGTTATAGCTAGAGTCTGGAGTTGGAGCTACGATAAAATTGTCCGTGTCGAAACGAGCGTAATATCTAGGTAATCCTGTTGTAGTCGACGCAGGTGTATACGTCTGTAGATAGTTTACATCCTTCTGCAAAAGAAACTTTTCAGATCCTGTTGTAGTAATTCTCAAAGAAAAAGAAGCTAGATAATCTGAAGGAACTGACAAATACTGGTCGTTATTCGTCAGACTACTTGTAACATTCTTTCTAAAGTTCTCTAAATCAACAGCACGAAATATCTTGTCTTCCGTTGCTTTGATAAAGTTATTTAGATTAGTTACGAACGACGTTTCTGTGTTTTCCGTATAATCTTGTATAGCTGTTTTAAGTGTGGCTAATGTAAAACTCATGTGTTTATTTGACCTCCCATACCTGAGTGGTTAGTACAATAGTAATACAATGTAGGCGCACCTGTCGCCACCACTATTTGTGTATATGCGCCTGACGATCCTGGTGTGCCGCTGGTTGTTACGCCTGTTGTGTATTCTGATCCGCCACCATGTGTCCCGTTGGCTGTTGTCGAAAGTCGTAGCGGATGACCTGAATTACTTGAGTCAGACTGATCAAACCTGTACGTTTCTCCCTCTGTCAAAGACAGTGTTGGAGCTTCAGAACCGCCAATAAAATACTTGTTGCCGCTGTAAGTGGACTGAACAGTGACTGTGTATGTTGTGTATGAAGCTGTAATAATAGAAGCACTTGCGGTCTGTATGAAACTAGACACAATACTTGCTGTGTTTGGACCAGAAGTCTTTTTCTCCGCAGAGGCAACTTTGCCGCCTCCTTTGACCGACCCTACAGTCGCTGTTTCAGAAGAACCTCTTTGGCTTATATCAAATGTGTATGAGTCTGTGTCTACAACAGTTACAGAAAAAGAATCTGTGTTTTCTATAGCGGTATCTGTAAAGCCGTCAAAAGACTCAACCGTCCTAAACTGCACCAGATCACCCGTAGTTCTGCCGTGACCCGGTTCTCTTACAGTGATAACTGACGAACCGCTAGAGCCCGATGTAAATGGGTTTAGTGGTAAAATAACTCTAGCCGCAGGTTCTACTCTATCTGGTCTAGGATCGCGCAGGTTCTCAGGATCAAAAACATTTCTAGGAGGCGTTAGCTGTGGATGCTTTTCCTCGAACTCATCCGGTCCAACCAACAAGCCGTTCCACTCTTTTTTCATGTCAGCTAAACGATAGCGAAAACCTGACCTATCAGAGATACCATACGCCTTTGATCCTGATGCGTACCGTCCCATTATCTAACCCTCAAATACCGCATACTTGGAGTCAGCTTCAATGGAACACGATCTTCGTCTTCATCGGCGGCTCGTTGAAACTCTTCTTCGTAAATAGTCTTCAATAACTGCACTCTGTCTGGAGCTCGTTTAACAGAAAGGTAGTAAGCCAGCCCCGAAGCCATGCACGGCAAAAACCTGAAAGGTGCATCAACGTCATTTACAAGTGCATCGGCATCCTCAATGCGTTGTACATAGTAATAACGTAGAACATCTGTGCTGTTCTCTGGTACGGGCCAAAGGTTAATCTCAGGAGTTGTTTGTCTATTAAAATAAAAAGTAGAAGGACGACCTTGTGTGGCTTTGTTTGGCTGGTTTTGATACTCACCTCGACTTATTCGTTGGACTTCAAGATCCACGCCGTCACGTCTAACAACCACTTCTAAGAGATCGGCAATTGTGCTGGATAAACTATATGTTGCAGTGCCAGCAGTCAGAGCTTGTGTACCCAATTTAACTGTCCAAAGGTTAACGCCTCTGTTTGCCCATTCAGCAAACATAAGATTAAGTGACCTACGAGCAGTCTCAGCTTCGTAGCCTGTGCGGATCTCTATTCCGCAACGCTCGTATGCCTCTTCGATGACATCTGCAACATCGAGAGTAAAATCTCTAGAACCTGAAGTAGCCATCTATTTTTTCTTTTTAGCCATTCCGCCGCCGCGCATACGCATCGGCTTTTTAGCCATGCCTCCACCACGCATACGCATGGGTTTCTTAGCCATACCGCCACCGCGCATCCGTATAGGTTTTTTAGAAGCCATACCGCCGCCCATCATTTTCTTGGGCTTCTTGCCTCTCATTCCTTTGTTACCTGGCATTTTTCTCTCCATCTTCGTCGGGTTAAAACCAAACGCTCTAAATCATCCGTGCCATAATTAGCGTAATAATTTAGACGCTCCAAAAACTTAGACGCTTCGTCAAGATGCGATAGTCTTTGTATCAAAATCATATCATAAGTATCTTGAAAAGAAAGCAACCAAATGTCTTTTTCTTTCAATGCTAAATAAGCGTTCAAACCCATACAACAACCTTCTAGCTCTTCGTATGTTAACTGCTGTATTTGAGAACAGATCACCACCTGATAATCGTCTGTAAACGCTTCTATTTGTTCCGCCACCTCTTCCCAGAGATTAGCGACTT